GCGCGGGCCTCGGCGGCTGGGTTAGCCACTCGCCCCCGGCTCCCCCACGGCCTCGCCCGACTCGATGCCCTGCGCCTGGATCACCTGCGCCAGCGCCGCCACCTCGGGCTCGCCCATCGCCGCCACCTGCCGCTCAGCGGCCTCCAGCACCGCCTTGCGGTCTCGCACGGCCACCAGCCGCCGCAGCTCCTCACGGACGGTGTCACGCTGTCCCTGTAGCCGCTGGTTCTCCGCGTCCAGCGCCTCCACGCTCATGCTCTCGTAGTCCTTTGTCATCGCTTCCTCCTCGGCGGATGCCTGATAACGGTAGGTGTCCCGAACTTCTCCTCCGACTTGACGCCGCCCGGCAGGGAGCGCCGCAGGTCGCGGCTCGATACCGCCTCCTTCGCCGCCTCCGCCTGTATGTCGGGGTTATTTGTCAGGCCGATGGGCGCGCCGGTGCGGATGAGGAGCGCCTGATCCGCGATCACCCGCTCCACCTTGGCGATCTCCTCGGCCGCCCGTGCCTTGATGGTGATGCCCCGTGCCAGGTCCAGCGCCGCCTCCCACGGCAGCGTCAGTACCAGTCGCCCATCGACGATGAACAGGACGCACGTCCCCTCCTGCCTGATCGCTAGCTTATGCCGCCTCACAGCTTGAAAATCTTGTCGGCGCCGGAGTCCCACTGGACGTCGATGTTGCCGCCGTTGGGCGTCACCGGCAGGCCCGTCGCGCTGTCGATGCAGGCGATGAGGCGCGACGTGCTCTCCACGGTGGAGTCGTAGTAGATTACGAGGTACTCCGACTGGTCACCCGTCACCGTCGACAGCGTGACATCGGCGGCGTCCGCGACGCCGAGCGTCACCGTCTTTGACGCGAACGCCCCGGACGTCGCCACCCGACCGCCAGCCGGTATGTCGTCCAGGTTGTCGTCCGTGTCGATGAGGAGGGTGTAGTCGGCCGAGTCCACCAGCACCACCTTGATAAGCTGCGTGTCCCAGTCGATTGAGCCGTCAAGGAACCCCTCGCGGCCCTTCCCGTATAGCGCGTTCGCCATAATCCGCTCCTTTCGCTACAGGTTCACCTTGTGCGTCATGCCGGGGGTAGCAATTCCGCCTAGATGAAGGCCGTGTACTCCAACCTCATCCCACAGAAGTACATAGCGTCGGTGTTCAAGTCGTCCCCGTGGCCGCTGTCCCTGGCGAACGCGAGCCGTATGATGTCCCCCGCCGCAACCGTCAGGCCCGTCGCGAACGTGTGGGTCGTGAGGACGCTGTTGCCGTGGGCCACGGTGGCGTTATCTACCACTTCCACCGCCTTTTTAACGGAATCTACGCCTGGCGTTACTGCCGATGCGCTAATCTGTATCCTGCGGTTGTCCACGTCGGGGCCTGGCCCCTCGTAGTACACCGTGAACTTCACGGTCCCGCTGCTCCAATCCGACGGCAGCGCAATCTTCGCAGTGAGTCCCTCGGCGGTGCCGTCGCCGTGGAGCTTCCAGACCCGCGTTCCCACGGCCCAAGTGCCTAAAGTAATGAGAGCGGGGTTGTCCAGCAAGTTCAGGAAGTCCTCGGGGGGCAACCACAGGTAGCGCGTCTTGGTGCTGTGGGTGTGGAGTCGGGCATCGTTGCCCGCCGCCGCCATCTGCGCGCTCGTCCCCAGCCGCCGCAGCGAGCCCGTCGCGGCGGCGGCATCCACCGCCATCGGGTCGGCCCCGCCCGGCTCGTGGCGTGCGTCGTGCTCCTCCGCCATCGCGTCGGCCCCGTCGATCCCCGCCTCCATGCGGTTCAGCTCGGCCGCGCTGATGCCCGGTGCCAACCCCTCAACCCATGTCGTCGGAGTAAATGCCATCTCGTACTCCTAGCTGAACGTGTCCGTCCGCTCGATCTGCAGCGACTCCAGGTTCGTCTTGGCCCGGCTGTAGAGCACCCGCGCCACCATCACGCCTTTGTTGGCCGTGGCCGTCGCGCCCACCCCGGCGAACCAGCCGATCTCCTCGATGGTGAAGCTGGTGGCCTCGAACGGCGCGATATACACCGTCGTCACCATGACGCCGGTCGCGCCCAATTCCTGCTTCGTAACCTGCTTGCGGAACTCCTCGACCCCCAGCGTCGTATCGCCCACCGCCGGGGCCGTGTTGTTCGAGCCGAGCGCGACGTACTTGATCTCAGAGTCCGCCCCGTCCAGCCCGTCGCGTATCAGGTTGAGCCCGACATTCGTGATGAGGTTGTCGAACTCCTCCACCTCCACGCGGCCGTCCCGATAGCGGGCGATGACGCGGATGCGGGCCCGCCACGATACGCCTTCCCGAACCCTCAGCATGGGTACATACTCGCGAGGGGATAGAGCGTTGTGGACGGCACGGGGCACGAGAGCACCGTCACCCCGGACGACTCGCCCCAACTCCACGCCTCGCTGAACGGGACGTAGATCGTCAGCACCTCATCGAGCCCGATGTTGATGAGGTCGACCCGGGGGGCCGCCAGCGAGAGCGCGTCGAAGAAGCGGGTCCACGACCCCAGCTCTGGCCCCTGGGCGGCGACGACCTCGTACCAGACGATATCCCCAGTCGTCGTCACGATGACCGACTCCACCAGCATCGCCACGTTGGTCAGGTCGAAGTTGGGAAGGTCGACCAAGAGGAGCTGGCCGGGCTCCAGGTCTACCCTGCTCTGCGATTCATGTGCCGTGCCGTACCACGTCCCGCCCGGCTGATCGCCGTCGGCGTAGTCGCCCGCCTCATCCGCCTCCTGCAGCATGGCGCCATCTACCCAGAAGTCGAACGTCCCCTGGCCCGCGCCGTTGACCCGCACCAGCATATAGGCGTGGGTGGCGCCGACCGGCACCTCCGCCGTCAGCGCCCAGTACAGCCAGAAGGCGCCTACGCCCATGAAATCGAGGTTGACATCGGGGCCGACCTGGCTGCCGCCCGTATCGGCGTCGTAGAAGCGCAGGACGGCCCGCATATTCTTGCCCGAGGAGAGGGTGTAGAAGCTGAACGAGAACGTAACCTTCTCGCCCGCCGTAACCGCGAATCGCGTCCCATCCCGTTGCAGTAGTTGGACGCCGGAATAGCCCACGGCGGGGTTCGTCGTCACCTTCGCCGACCAGTTGCCGTGCTTCTTGGTGCTGCTGTCCCGAACGACGGTCGCGCCGCCCCAGGCGTTCCAACCAAGTAGGTCCGTCTCCACGCTCGGGTTATCCATCAGGTTGACGACCCGTGGGCTCTGAACCCGGAACGTGATGCGCTTGCCGATGTTGGCGAACTTCACCAGCTTGGCGTTCCCTATCTCGAACGCGATGTCCCGATTGTCCGCCTCCGGGTTCTGGGACACGTCATCCACGTAGCCCGTCCCGCCGCCCTCCCGCGTCTTGCGTCCCTCGATCTCGGCCTCATCGAAGGTGAGCGCGACGAGGGCGAACTGCCCCTGGTAGGTGACCTCCAGCGTGTCGCTGCTCGACAGGACGGTATCAAGGAGCTCCTGCGCGATCACCGGGTCGCCCTTGCCCCAGTAGAAGTTTTTCCCCGATTCCACCCCCTTGATCCCGACCGTCTTGGTGACGGTGTTCACCTTGACCGTCGGAACCTTCGCCAGCGGGAACCCCATCGCCCAGGCGCGCGCCTCCCCGTCCCCCTTGCGCGTCTCTACCTGCGCGTCGGTGATGTCCTGCCCGCCGCGCACGTACTGGCGGTTGCGGTACAGCGGGTTCCCGTGCTCAACCTTTATGGACCCGCGCCGGGCCCTCGTGTCGTCCAGGGTGAACGGTGCCGTCTGCGTCGTCCGCGCCTTGAAGTGCAGCACCTTGTCCTGGTCGATCCGCCACCAGAAATTCGCCCGCTCGGCCAGCGCATCCAGCGCCTCCGACACACGGATGTAGTTGAAGATCGCCCCCTTGATCGTGGGGCCGTCCTCGATCTCCACGTCGGAGACGGCGACCCCCTCCGGCTCCAGGTACGTGTCCTTCAAGTCCTTGACGATGTAGCCTGCCGTCTGGTTCTGGTAGGACTCCGCCGCCACCCTCTTGTCCGCCAGGTAGCAGTTATCAACGGCATCGATGCGGTAGGCGTACTTGGCCGGGCCGACCGGCTGGAGTACGGGCTGCTCCAGGAACCCAGCGAACAGCGCCCTCCCGCCCTCCAGGACTTCGATCGGATGGCCCTTGGAGTAGAACGTAGCGGGGCTATCGGCCATCGGCAGTTCAAGGGAGCAGACGGCGCGCTCGCCCACCCGCCGCTCCACGGCGAGCGTCCCCTCGCTCATCTCGACCGCAGAGCCGTCGATCTTGACCGTGAGCGTCACCTAGATTCGCCTCCCAGTCCGCACGCGGAGCTCATCAACCATGCGCGGGGCCACCACCCGGGCGATCTGGCGGCCGTCCAGTTCCACCACGACGAGCAGGGGACGCCCCACAGTGGCCGTACCGCCCGCCACGGCCATAGCTGGCGTTGCGCCCATCACGCTCGCCCTGATGCCGACTGTCGCGCCCTCCAGCCCGGCCAGGGCACCCCCTATCCCCTTCTCGATGCCCGCCACCAACCCCTTGCCGATATCGATACCAGCCTGGGATGGCGAGCCCGGCCAGATGCTGCCGAGCGCACCCTTGATCGAGTCGTAGATGCCCTTGGCGAAGTCGTATACCTTGTTGTAGAGCCACTGCGCCCGCGCGCTGATGCCGTTCCACAGGCCCGTCACGATGTTCAGGCCCCAGTTCTTGGAGAAGCCGATGCCGCCCGTGATCTGCCCGGCGACGGTCGCCCCGAAGTCCCGCGCCAGGTAGTAAAGATTCCCAGCCCAACTGACGATGCCGTTCCAGATTTCAATGGCGATGGCCTGGCCCCAGCCCGCTATCCAGCCGAGCCCTGCAAAGAATGAGTTCTTTGTGTCTACCGCGAGCTGCCAGGCCGCGTTGTAAACCGTGGCGGCAACGCGGGCGATGCCCGTGCCGATCCCCTCAACCAGCGCGATCACCCTATCCTTCAGATCAGTGACGATGCCCAGCACGGCGTCCTTCAGCCCGGTCACGATTCCGATGACCCTTTGCTTGAGCGTTCCGAAATGCGTGATGATGAAGAACAGGCCGGCGCCTGGCGGGAAAAGAACCGCCAGGGCCACCTGGAAAAAGAAGTATTCTGGCCGCTTGCCGTATTGGTGAGCTGCCTTGTTGTTACCAACATCGTCTTTGACCTGTGCGTGCGGCGAAGGTGGCTTGTCGGCTACCTCAAAGAGCTTCAGATATGCAGCGACCTGGTTCTTCTGACAGCCATGCTGCATTACTCCGGCGGCATTGAGAATCCGGCGATGTTTGCCTATGTGTTTCACGTCATCA